CAGCGAAACATGAGTATTTTAGCCAACGTAAACCATCAAAACTTAAAAAATAACACTCTTAGTGATGATGATATTTTAAAAGTTGTAAAAGCCAGAGCAGGAATGTATTCAGATGCAGACCATCTGGTAAAAGAATATTTAAAAGACAGAGATCGTTTTAAGTTTGAAGAAACTTTGACAAGAACGTGTGCTCTAAAAGAAGATAACCAAATGGTTATTATAGATGATAGAGCACTTAGCTTAAGCTCTATCGATCTGCATTTGGGAAAAATGAAAGCTAGATTTGGTGATAACTTTAATGTGGCAGTGATTGATTATTTAAATCAAATTGTAGTTGAAGGCGCAAGTCAGTTTGACTGGCAACCACAAGTTATTATATCAAAGAAACTAAAAGAACTAGCAAGAAAATATGATATTGTTATTGTAAGCCCTTATCAGATTGATGATAAGGGCGAAGCACGTTTTGCTAAAGGTATTTTAGATGCAGCTGACATTGCTTTACTAATGGAACCAAACAGTAAAGAAGACAATGCCATGAGTTTTGAAACTACAAAAATTCGTGGTGCTAAAGAAATGAGATTTACAAGTGGTATGGATTGGGATACTTTAAGAATTAGTCCTATATCTATCGAAAAGCCACAACAAGCAGAAAAAGAAAAAACAAAAATTAAACGAGCAACAACATCAGAAGAACCTGCTGACTTACCCTGGAATACATAATGAGTGATCCTGTACTAGATTTATTAAAAGATAAAGGTGTTAGTTTTTCTATTTCTGGTAAAGACTATGTTACAAAATGTTTTAATCCAGAACACGAAGACAGATCGCCTTCATTCCGAATAGATAGACTAACAGGTGTAGCGCATTGTTTTAGTTGCGGGTTTAAAACTAACATTTTTAAACACTATGGGTTGCTAACCAACAACCTGTCCATAAAAACAGTAAAACTTAAAGAAAAGCTAAAAGCTTTGCGAGAAAGCACAAATGGGCTTGAAGAGCTTGACGGCGCCAAACCCGTAACACAAACATTTAGGGGCATAAGCGTACAAACACTAAAATACTTTAAAGCATTTGACACAGATAGAGTTGAACAAATGCTAGATCGTATTGTGTTTCCAATTACAGATATTCGTGGAAAAACTGTTTGTTATGTTGGTCGCCATACCATGAGTAGTGGAAATCCCAGATATGTAAATTACCCTAGTGGTGTTACTATTCCCTTATTTCCCGCAAAGCTAGATTCACAGTATAAAACTATGGTTTTAGTAGAAGGCATATTTGATATGCTTAACTGCTTTGACAAAGGGTTACAAAATGCTGTGTGTACTTTTGGCACAAGTAAATTACTAAAAGATGTTTCAGAAAAACTATTTCCTTACAAAGTAATGGGTATTGAAAAAATATTTATACTTTATGACGGAGATGACGCAGGCCGCGAAGCCGCAAAAAAGATAAAACCCCTAATTGAACAAGCTGGATTTATTGTAGAAGTTATTGATCTACCTGAAGGACAGGATCCAGGTGTGTTAGGGCAAGAAGATATAGACTCATTAATTGAATATACAAAATGAATAAAATTGCAATTATAGATAAAGCTCCAAGTCGTAATAAGTATGAAAGTTATTTCAAATTCACGTTTGATTTATTTCATATGAGTTCTGTGCCAATTACAAAATTACTGAAAAAAGACGTTGACCTAGTAGTTGACCTAGATCAGTATGAGTTTGTTATATTGGTAGGCAGTGAAGCCGCAAAAGAATATGCAAAGATTAGTAGTATTACTAATTATGCAGGACAACTAATGCATGATAAATTTATTTGTATTAGCAATCCAGCAATGTTGCACTTTAAACCAGAAGGCAAGCCAGATTTTGATCGTGCAGTTGATCGTATACACAAGTATATTACTAAAGAACTCAGCAACAATGTTTTGACGGGCGACTACAAAGGTATTACTAGCACTAAAGAAGCAAAAGCTGCTTTGCAAGAAGCATATGATAATGCAAATTACTTTGTAACAATGGATACTGAAACTAATTGTTTGTATCCCAGAGACGGGTATATTTTAGGACTGTCCCTAAGCTACAAAGATAAACAAGGTGTATATATTAATGCAGATTGCTTAGATGAAGAGTGTATGCAGCTGCTTGAAAAAATAATTGCAAAATATCACGTTGTGTTTCACAACATGAAGTTTGACGTTAAAATGATTGAGTATCATCTAGGACTAAAGTTTGATCGCACTAGAGTACATGACACAATGTTGTTACACTATGTGCTAGACGAAAACGACAGTCACGGATTAAAGCAACTGGCATTAAAGTACACAGATTACGGCGATTATGACAGTGAACTTGATAGTTTTAAAAAGACATACTGTGCATCAAATGGTGTACTAGTAGATGACTTTACTTACGACTTAATTCCGTTTGATATACTGGCAAAGTATGCTGCAGTTGATACTGCTGTAACTTATACTTTATTCAATAAATTTTGGCCTGCAGTACAAAAGAACGCAAAACTTCTTTCTGTGTATAACACACTACTAATTCCAGGCACACTATTTTTAATGGACATGGAAGAAGTAGGCATACCAATTGACAGATTGCGAATGACACATGCAGAAAGCTATTTAGACTATTGTGTAACAGACGCTAAAAAAGCAATTTATAATTTTGAAGAAGTTAAAAAGTTTGAACAAGATACTGGAGTAATCTTTAATCCAAACAGTGTGCAACAACTTAGAAAAGTATTATTTGACTATGTTGGACTAACTCCAACAGGCAAAAAGACTGGCACAGGCGCTATATCAACAGATGCAGAAGTTCTAGAAGAACTGTCTGAAGAACACCCACTGCCAGGGGCTATTCTAAATGTGCGAAAACTAGGAAAGATTAAAAATACTTATATAAGTAAAATTTTACCTGAACTGGACAAAGATGATAGAATTCGCACTAATTTTAACCTTATTTTTACCACATCTGGTCGCTTATCAAGTAGTGGCAAATTTAATGCTCAGCAAATTCCACGAGATGACCCAATCATTAAAGGGTGTATTAAAGCCCCGCTTGGCTACAAGATTGTAAGTCAAGACTTGGCAACCGCAGAAATGTATTATGCTGCAGTGTTAAGTGGCGATCGTAGCTTACAACAAGTTTTTATTTCAAAAGGTGACTTTCACTCAACTATTGCTAAAATGGTGTTTGATTTAGTATGTGAAGTAGAAGATGTTAAAAAGCTGTTTGCTGATAAACGTCAAAGTGCTAAAGCTATTTCGTTTGGTATTTTGTACGGGTCTGGTCCACAAAAGGTATCAGACACAGTGTCTAAGTCAACTGGAGAAACATATGGTGTTGAAAGAGCAAAAGATGATATTAAAGCCTACTTTACAAAGTTTAGTGGTCTTAAAAGCTGGCTTAACAGTCGCAAAGAGTTTATTCAAGAAAACGGCTATACTTATAGTTTTTTTGGGCGCAAGCGCAGGCTTGTCAATGTGTTTAGCTCAGACAAAGGTATTGCCGCCCATGAGGTTAGGTCAGGCATCAACTCAGAAATACAATCTATAGCTAGTGATGTAAACTTACTTGCAGCAATAGATACTGCCAATGAAATAGCCGCTAAAGGCTTAAATGCCAAAATCTTTATGCTAGTGCATGACTCAATAGTTGCCTTAGTAAAAGATGAAGATGTTGAGCAGTACTGTGAAATCTTAAAAAGAAACACACAAAAAGACAGGGGTTGTTCTATTAAAAACTGCCCAATAGGGGTAGATCAAGACATAGGGCAGGATTATAGTTTTGGAAAATTTGATAAATATTACCAACTTACAGACAATACACTTTCCCGTGTTTAAGATAGGAATACACGAGCCTCAGATAGATAATGGGCTTGTGTATTACTATGCTGAAAGAGAACGACATGAAAAGTCAGAGTCTGTTAAAACTATAAAGTATACTGTGCTAGACGACAGAAACATACCGCACGATACCCTAAGCCGCCGCAGATTGGTATTAAAAAATCAAGCTGTTCCACTAGCCAAACTAACCAATGCTTTATACTTTTTAGGCGACTTAATAAAACTGGCAGATAGAAAGACTTGGTTTATTGATAGCCTAGGCAGCATATTTAAGTATAAAAAATCAAATCGCGCACGTTTAACTTTTCACCAAATAGAAAACTTAATACCCATACCAACTGGCGGAGTCGTAGTTCAGTGCGTAGATATAACAACTAGATTTAAAGCTCTTTATCCGCCAAAACCAGACAAAACTCATGTGGGCGTACTAACATTTCAAAAAAATCATATACTATATGGTTTTTACGACCAACACTATGACAGCACTTGGAGAATGATTTAATGCCCAAAGCCGTACTTTCAAACCGAATATACTTAGACACAACCCCTGAACTAACGCAACAGCTAATCAGAACACTAACTTACAAAATTAAAAAAAATATTCCAGGTGCTACCCACTTCAGTCAGTTTGAAATTATTAAAAATTTCAAATTGGTAGGCAAAAATGTTATTACTATTCCAATAGGCAGAACTGATTTAATCCCTAAAAACTTTGAAATCATTGACAAACGCATAAATCAAGAAATGCCATTTCCTGTGCCAAAATTAAATTTACGACCTGATCAGCAAACAGTTTATGACGCTGTTTCAGATACGTGTTTTATTAATGCCATGGTAGGCTGGGGAAAAACGTTTTGTGCGCTGCATATAGTACGAAAATTAGGCAAAAAAACACTTATTGTGTGCCACAACACCATGCTGCGAGATCAGTGGATTGAAGAAGCTAAAAAGATTTATAATATGCCTATTGGTGTAATTGGCAGTGGCTACTTTGACATAGATCATGCACTAGTAGTCGGCAACATACAAACACTAACTAAAATCTTGCCAAAAATCAGCAAAGAGTTTGGTACAGTAATCATTGATGAAGCACACCACTGTCCTGCTAGTACTTTTACTAGTTTTATTGACGGCATGCATGCCAGATATAAAATTGGTTTAAGTGGTACAATGAGCCGAAAAGACGGCAAACACATTTTATTTAAAGATTTTTTTGGCACACAACTGCATCAGCCGCCAAGCTCAAACATAATGACTCCCATAGTACAAATTGTACAAACTGGCGTGTGTCTAGCACAAGGCGAGCCTTGGGTTAAAAAAATGAATATCTTACAGTATGATCCTGACTACCAACAGTTTATTGCAACAGTAGCAAAACTGCAAATAGATAAAGGTCACAAAGTATTAATTATTGCAGATAGAGTAGAATTTTTACAACAAGTGGGAGAACTAATTGGCAAAGACTGTGTGTGCATTACTGGGGGCACAACTTATGAAGAAAGAACTGCCCTTAAACAACAAGTGGAAAACGGAGAAAAAAGCTGCATTGCTGGCAGCCGTCAAATCTTCTCAGAAGGCATCTCAATCAACATACTCAGCTGCGTTATCTTGGCAAGTCCCATTGCAAACGATGCCTTACTAGAACAAATAATTGGGCGAATAATGCGTCAACATGAAAACAAGCTTCAACCAGTTGTACTTGATATGAATTTTAGCGGTCCAAGCGACAAAAAACAAAACAAAGAACGACTTGCCTTTTATTCACGAAAAGGTTGGCAAGTGGTGGGGACATAAATTTACACTTGTGTTACCTGTAAAATTATGTTATAATACTTATGTCAGAGAGGCACAATGGCTTTATTTTTTAACTTAAAAGTTTTAGAATCTCAATGTGGTACAAATGCAGATAAATTTATTGCTTTACTTGAATACCACTACACAGGCAGATTGGCAAACAAAAAGTCAAAGTATAAGCCCAGCAGCGTACCACTGATAGGAAGTAGTTACATTCTACATCCAAAGCCTTTATTTGAAGACTTGTCAACAGACATTTTATATAAAGTACAATACATAAAATTGGCAGCATATAGAGATTACAGTTTATATAAACTTTACAAATACAAGGCACTAGACACTTCATATTTTCCAGACATAAAATATGACGCAATTAAAAACAATCCGTTGTTAACAATAACACAAAAAGAAATTAAATTTAAATACGAGGAAAACTAAAAAATGGCATTAGCATTTACACAAACAAAAGGCAAAGCAATTAAAAGCTCATATGAAGCATACGCTTACAAAGACGGTGAAAATACTGTTAGACTAGTTGGTGGCATTTTACCCAGATATATTTACTGGCTAAAGGGTACAAACAACAAAGATATTCCAGTTGAGTGCCTTGCTTTTGATCGTGAAAAAGAAAAGTTTACAAACACTGAATACGATCATGTTCCTGACTATTACGCAGATAAAAAATGCAGCTGGAGCTACTCTGTAAACGCCTTAGTAGATGGCAAAGTAGTTGTTTTAAACTTAAAGAAAAAATTGTTTGAGCAAATTTGCAGTGCAGCAGAAGACTTAGGTGATCCTACTGATGTTGACACAGGCTGGGATGTAGTGTTCAAACGAGTTAAAACTGGGCCGCTTGCATTTAATGTTGAATATACACTATCAGTTTTGCGTTGCAAAAAGCGCGCACTAAGCAAAGAAGAAAAAGCAATCGTTGAACAAGCTGTTGCCATTGATGAAAAATTTCCTCGTGCTACTGCTGATGAAGTTAAAGCTACTCTAGATCGACTGTCTGCAGGTGCAGAAGAAGGTAATGATAGTGGTGTTGACGCTGAATCAGTTAGTGATTTAACACAATAAAATCAAGCCCCTTGGATTTAGGTTCAAGGGGCTTTTTGCGCTGAAAAGAAAGAATTAATGAAAATATTATTTACAGCAGACATACATATAAAACTAGGTCAAAAAAATGTGCCAATAGACTGGGCACTTAACCGCTACAAATTGTTTATAGAACAGCTGCAGCAAATTCAATCAAGTTGTGATTTACTAGTGCTTGGCGGTGACGTATTTGATCGTATGCCTACTATGGATGAGCTAGAAGTTTACTTTGACTTGATAGCTTCAATAACAATTCCTTGCATTATTTATGCAGGCAATCATGAAGCCTTAAAGAAAGACACTACCTTTTTTAGCTATTTAAAGCGTAGCACTACTAGACTTAACAGTTTAGTAACGATAATAGATGATTACCATCAAATAGAAAATATGGATTTTATTCCGTATAATAAACTAAAAGAATTTGAAAAAGCACCGCATTTAACACACGGCGACATTTGTTTTACACACGTTCGTGGCGAGATTCCTCCTCACGTTAAACCTGAAATTGATTTGGCACTATTTGATCGTTGGCAAGTAGTTCTTGCAGGCGATTTGCACAGCTATGATAATTGCCAACGCAACATACTATATCCTGGAAGTCCTGTTACTACCAGTTTTCATCGCAACAGGGTTGATACAGGCGTTATCGTGTTTGATAGTGTTACGCTGGCTCATGAGTGGATAAAGCTAGAGCTGCCACAACTTATTCGTAAAACTATTCGTGCAGGCGATGCTATGCCAGCTACTGAATACGATCACACAATCTATGAAATTGAAGGCGATATGGCTGAATTAGGCTCATTAGCTGATAGTAGCTTAATAGATAAAAAAGTTGTAAAACGTCAATCTGATACAGCACTAATACTAGACCCTAACATGACTCTAGCCGCTGAGCTTCAAGAGTATTTAACTTACATACTTCAGCTTCCAGAAAAAACTGTTGAAGACATAGTACAAGTTCTAAATAATAACTTAGATAAGATTGCAATAGAATGATAACTTTTAAAGAACTAAGATGGAGTAATGCTTTTTCTTACGGCACAGATAATACAGTTACACTTAATGGCAGTCCGCTAACACAAATTGTTGGTAAAAATGGGCATGGAAAAAGTTCCATAGCCTTAATCATAGAAGAAGTATTATACAACCAAAACAGCAAAAAGATTAAAAAAGCAGATATTCTTAACAGATACACTAAAGATAAGAACTATACAATAGAACTTGACTTTGACAAAGATGGGGTAGAATACTGTGTTAAAACCACAAGAACTGGCACAAGCTCAACTGTAAAACTTTACCGTGATGGCGTAGATATTAGCAATCACACTGCCACAGGAACTTACAAAGCTCTTGAGTATATTATAGGTTACGATCATAAAACTTTTAGTCAAATTGTGTACCAAAGCAGTGTGGGATCGCTTGAGTTTTTAACAGCAACTGATACTGCACGAAAAAAGTTTTTGATAGATTTATTGAACTTAAACATCTACACAAAAGCCAGTGATGTATTTAAAAACTTAGCTAGTGACGCTAATAAAAGCGTTGATGCAATACAAACAAAAATTGGTACAATAGAGTCTTGGATTAAAAAATATCAAAACTTTGATTTAACACCAAAAGAATCTGTTGAAGAGCCTGAAGCCCCAACAGAACTAGTTTCAGAGCTAAACACAAAAACAAATGAATTAAAAAATATTGAAACTACCAATAAAAAGGTAATAACCAATAACAAATACAAAGAACTGTTGTCCAAAATAAAAATTGGAGCTGCGCCAAGCGAGCCGCCAACAAGTGATAAAATAAATTCGCTAAAAGTTGACTTGGCAGTGCTTAAAAAAGAACTGCAAGAAGGTGGCAAACTAGCAGCAAAATGTAGTGAACCTATTAGCACTTGTGTTACTTGTAAACAAACCATTGATAATACCACAATGTATTCAATGGCAGAAGATTTTAGAAACAATAGAAGACCAGAACTAGAAAAAGAAATAGTTAAGTTAACCCTTTTCATAGAAGATGCTGAAACACGAGTCAAAGACTGGAAAACACA